TCATAGAGAACTTAAATCCTACAGGTGCAAGAAAATTTCTATTTTCTATCTGGCCATATGGGTTTGCCTTTGCCATTATAATATTATCTGTTAATAATCATGTTAAACCACTCTTCACTCATACCAGTGATGATATGGTCAGCGGATTCGTGATCCTGTGCATAACCCTCTTCAATTAAATGCTCAACAACCAAATTATATCTTTCCAGAATTTCTCTGGTTTCTTTAGGTGTTTGTTTCATTTTAGATATTTTATCCGTATTCTTATTTAGATAAAAAAAGAGGGGTCCGAAGACCCCCCTTGCACTTCCTTCACACGTAAGGAAATTATATCACATGAGGTTCTTAACAGCAACTCTTCTGTAGTAGCGGTTTTGGTTGACGTGCAGAGCACCTGAACCTTGGTTGGTTCCTTCCGCGAATGGGTTAGCAACAATCCCGTAGCGGGTCTTGAAGCCAATTTTTGGTTGGAAGGAGTTCTCACCAACGGCGCGAACCATTTGGAGAGGAACGTATGGGCAATAGAAGAGACCAGCGTCATAAGGGGAAGTACCCTTGTAACCTACGACGTAATACTGGTTAGCAGCAACGTTAGCAGCATAGGGGTCAATGTAGACTCTATACTTACCATTGATGGTGCCAGCAAAGGTGTTGCCGGTGTCATCAACGTTGAGGTTAGCGTTGAGTGCAGGGGTGTAATCGAGAACACCAGCCATGGTCAGAGCAGACGCAACGTCAGCACTGGTCATGATGATGTTACCCTTCCCGCGACGAGTTCTTTGTGCGATAGCGTTTGCATCGCGCTCGATCTGGAACAGGAGACCCTTGAACTTCTCAACAGACCAACGACCGTTGGAGTCAACGTCAAGGTTG